ATCTCTGAGGTGTGTTTAAAATCTGTTTCAACTTCTTTTATTTGTGTTCTATATGGACCAACTAACTTCTCTGCTGCTGACTTAAGACCTCTTCTCTGTCCAGGGGTTAGGAAAGCACCTGTCTTAATCCTTTCAATAACCTGTTCTGGTTTACTAAGTCCTGCTACGGTCATCATAATTGTTTCAATATCACCCTGCCTAACAACACCATCATCAATGAGTCTTTGGAATTGGTTTACAAAAGCTATATCAGCAGCACCGATCTGGTCTCTAAACTCTACACCTTTATCTTCTATACTAATTGCATAATCAGCAAGTTCAGTTGTTCTAGCAAAAGCTCCAAGAGCATTTCTTGATTTTTCAGTGTGTTTATATACCCTATCCTTTAAATCAAGGAGTGTATCGGTATATTCTTTACCACTAAGAGCACCTTCTTTATCCTTTATATAACCCATTTTTACAATCTTCTCTGCAAACTCAGGGTCATCAGGAAACATTTTTCTAGCAAGAATCATAGCCATGTTCTGATGTTCTGTTGAGTTCCATGCCATACCACCAGATTCTTGAATGAGTTTAGACATAAACTCAGTGGTCTCCATCTCAAGTCTTTTTTTATCTTCTGCTTCTGCAATAGCTGCTGCTCTCTTACTTTCAACAAATTGCTCTCTTACCATCGACTCAGATACACCTGTTGCTCTTTTCTGTTCATCGAACTGATCTAATTCAAAATTAAATTGTCTTTCAGCTAGTTCTTCTGAGATACCTTTAGCTCTTAGTTCCTCTATGAACTTATCTTTTTTCAGTAGAAGCTCTTCTCTGGACATCTCTTCAGATACACCAGTTTCTCTAACCTGTTCATCAAACTTAGCAAGCTGTAATTCATATTCACTTTGAGCTAATTCTTCTGAAATACCTTTAGCTCTTAGCTCTTCTATAAACTTATCTTTTTTTAAGATAAACTCTTCTTTTGTTATTTCTAGTGTTTCCTCAGCTATATCATCAGCCTGCATAGCAGACCAGTTTTTAAGAGCTTCCTGTCCTTCGGGTATTGCTCCTGTAATAGCTTCAAACTTTCTTTGTACTGCCTTAAGTTTCTCAGGGTCTCCAGATAAAACATCTCTTGAGAGTTCTTGAAGTTTATCAGCCTGTGCAAGATCTGCTGCACTTCCAGACTGTCTATAAGCTCTACTCATTATAGCAAGCTTATCTGATGCTGCTTGAACATCATTAGATGAAAGGGTAGCAATAACTTCCATATTATCTTGAACACTTCTCTTTCTTCCAATTTCATCCATTGCACCATAAGCACTCATAACACCTGCGAACTGCTCTGGATACATAGTCTGTAATTGAGGGATAAGAGTTGTATCCCCTGTGTCAAGGAACTGCTGAGACAGTCTATTATATTCAGCCTGCTTCTCTGCTTCGGCTTCCATTGCACGTTTCTGCTTGATAGCCTGTCCGATCTGACCGATTCCTTGTCCAAGGCGAGTTAAATTAGTCTGTGGTCTGTTTGCAAATTGCCATAATAAATCAGTCATACGAATAATCCTATTGCACCTAGAGCAAAATTTAATACATCACTCGTAGCATTTTGATCCATTGCACGTTTTCCTAGAATATTTGCAGCAGTTGTCTGTCCCATCTGAGAGTACATGTTTGCTATATTAGGATCTGTAGGCTGTATCCCAGGGACTACATTCATACCGGCTGCACCAACTCCTGCTGCCGATGCTTGTCCCATCTGAGTTAAGTTACCTAACTGTCCAAATCTTTGATTAACTGCCTGACCGAGTAATTGTGGAGAATACTGTGCCATTGCTCCGATGGTATTTCCACCTCTGACACCTCCTGTGGCTGCTGCATTTTGTAATATAGAGGTTTCTCCCATTTGAAGCTGAGACTGAAAACCTGGACCTGCTTGAATTGCATCGTATGCTGCCTGCTGTGCTGCCGGTCCTAATGCACCTGATAATGCCTGCTGTTGATTTAATGCACCTGTACCTGCCTGAACATAAGGATTGAGAAGATCCCGCATTTCACCATGTCGTAACTGAGACTCAGCAAATTGCCTGTCAAACTGACCGCCTTGCTGTTCTCGCTGTAAACGCATTTCTTCTATAGCTGCTAAATCTGCTGTTAGCCCTGCTTCTGTAGCAGCATCCATAGCTTCTTTATTCTTACCTGCACCTGTAATAGCATCTCCGAGTTTTTCGTACCACGGTTTATTTCCTCTCCAATCAGGATCATTTCTATTTTCTTCTTCTTCTCTTTCAACATCTTCTTTCCAAGCATCAAGACCCATAATTTACCTCTCTTTACTAGTTGGTTAAAACCCACCATTTCCCTTCGGATATGTATACCTCAAGGGTCTCTTCCCCTGAAAGAACTATACTTGAAACTGAAGCACCACCCAATAAGATAAGCTCCTCAGAGTTCTGTGTATTCAGAGTATATGTTCCTGTACCGGAACCTGTTCGCCTGAATATATACCTACCATTATTACCAGTGGCAATTGGTAATACTTCAATTATATCCTCTGTATCCATTATTGTCACTACTTTTGGTTCAGTGAGGGTGTTTACTATATCTAATAATATCTCTATCTGTCTGATAGTATCATGATCAGGGATAAACTCTGCCAGTTTGTCTCTTGTTATATTAAGTTTTTGCATTATACCCCCAAAGGTTCAAGATCCGCTTCAACTCTCGACACGGCAATATACGCATTACTATCACCACGGAATCTCTGAACACGCATATGTCTCATGCTTCCCTGTCTCCACCATACGAGTCTTTTTAACCTCTGACCAATTTTACCGGCAGATATAACTCTTTCCTGACTCCAGATTCTACCATCTGCTGTATAAGCAGTAGATATAAAAGCTTCTTCAAAACCCTGGTTTCTTCCAGTAAGGGCAACAAGTTCTAATCTTTTGAATAATGCTCCTCTACCTTCAGCATAAGCTACAGTAGTAGCAAACTCCCATATAGAAGTTTCTCCGAAGTGAGTAGATATTGAATTGTCCAGGACACCAACCTTAAATGTCTCAGTATCCCCAATCTGCCATTTATCATAACAGAAAATAATATCTCTCGCTCTGTAAGGAGTGAGTTCAGTAATACCACTGGACATAATATACCAAACTGGTTTTTCTACTATCTTTGAAGCAGTCAGGTCATATACCAGGGTTCTATCAGGAAGTCTAACCCATAGGAAAGCATGGCTTTTGTCATTGAGTGTTTCAAGGACAGCCAAGGAAAGCATTTCTTCTGTGGACTCTGCTAGAATCTCATCAATTTCCCTAGTACTTATCTTCTTAGTCTGTCCATTAAATCCGAGGTAAATGGCAGGGGATTCTGATCTTCCACTTCCGAGAAATGCGATAGCACCTTCATAAACAACAGAACAATTCGTTCCGATAGCTCCTCTCTGGATCTGTGCTCCATTGACTCTCTGGAAGGGAAAACCTGACCCACCAACATTGTTAAACACCTCTATAGTATATCTATTTATTGCATAGACCTCATTTCTGAGCTTCAATAGTCCGTTAATTGGATCGGGATCTATTTCAGAAGAGCCATATTTTGTAATAACTACTGTGTAAGGGTCATTTAGCTCAGTTACGACAATAAACTCACCATCTGTTGTCATAAAATAACCATCTACCCATACAACAGATAAAACATCACCGAGATTAGGGTCTACAACCTGAGTAAGAGTAGTTCCATCCCAGTAGAATAAGTTCTTATTTGATGCTATAGCTAACATATCAAAGGAGTAATCCAGGACAGCCTGCCTCGAATCATCTCCGACATTTCCGAGCTGTGTAACAACTCCAAACTGATCTATGCTACATAGAAACTCACCCATTACACGATAATGGATACCATTCCAGTTGATCGCTCCACGGGAGAATCCTGGACCCTCTCCAGTTTCAACAATCCCCTCAACAGGGCGAAGGTACGCTTTAGAAATACCTGTATCCTGAATAACAGGCATCATGTTTAAAGGGTAAAGAGTTTTATAGTCTGCACCTTCTGCTGTATAAACACCTCTTATTACAGGTATCTGCATTATCCAATCCTATACCAAGTGGAAAGTACTAGGTCATATTTTAGAGTGAAAAATCCACCTGCTGCCAGAGTTGTTGGTGCTCCACTGATAGATGCACCGTTCTCATCAATTGTTAAAGCTGTGATTTCCTGAGTAGATGTAACAATAAGTTTCTGCTTATCTCGTAGGTTTGAAGGTACAGGAAGAGTAATCGTCCCTGTAGCAAGTGTTCCTGCCGGTGTCAATATTAAATGAGTATCGTTATCATTTACATTAACTGCTACGCTAGATCCTGCTGTTGGGGAGTAGTACTGCGTATCCGGTTCCAGGAGCATAGTTGTAAAAGAACTACAGAACAATGTGAAAATATCATTTAAAGGTGTTAATCTCCAATCACTATTCTCTGCATCCCATATAAGGTCAAGATCCGACATCTGTGGATCATTTTTTCTTGAGTAATTTCGTCCCATTATACTGGTCCTCCTGATAAATCTACTTCTTCATCTGATTGTTCTAAATATGGATCTTTTGGTTCAGACGTAAAACGGAAGTCAGTTGTCTTATACCCTGCACCTTTTGGCATTGAACCAAGTTGCATTTCTTTAGGTCTTGAGAAGACACTACAAAGTGTATTGTAGCCATTTTTAGCTGCTACTTTGGTTTCCTGTGAAACAGCTTTTCCATACGAAGGGGCAATCAGAACTGCAAGGTTGGTTACTGCTGCTTCCCATGCCCAATCTGGAATATAAGAATCATCAGTTGTAGATGAGCTATCTATTTTAGCTATTGGAAAAGATAGTCTTATCCCTTTAATATTCCACCTAGCAATCATCATATCTAGCCTGCGAATAGCTGACTGTTTCTGTTCTGGAGTTATATCGAACTCATATTCAGCTATTCCTATTTCTTCCAGGGCTGCACTGGCAAGTTCACCTTTGGTGTAACTCATATTAGAAATCCTCGTCTAAATCCACTGATTCAGTGACTTCTTCTTCTCCGAAGATCGCTGCACTGAAATCATCAAGGTATCCTGCTTTTAAAGCAGCTTTAAACTCTTCTTCATTTTCTACAAGAACGGTAGAATAAGTATTTTCTTTTTTACCCCATACAAGGTCTCCACCTTTTTTATACAGGTTTCTTGGAAATCTTGAAATTTCTTTCTTTTTAGCTTTAGCCATGTCATCTCCTATATTTTAATTAAAACAGGGAGAAGTTATCCCCCTGTTTTAATTAGATCTATGCAATCTGGTTGAAAAGAAGTATACCTGACATTTCAGGAGCTTTATTCACAACACCAAATCGAGTATCAAGTCTAAACTTGGTTTTCATAGTGTTGATGTCATACCACTTCTGCATTACCAGTTCAAGACCGGAATCAGTTTTTCCTCTCATAACAGCAGTACCTGCATTTTCAGGAACAGCATATCTACCAGGAAGGATTTCCATAGCATCTTTGTGCCAGAATGGGTTAATCGCTGTTGGGTCAATGTTCAACCATGTAACAGCCGAAGTTGCACTTTCTGTATTAACCACACAGTTCTGATACTGAACTTCTGCTTCAGAGTCTGTACCAATTGCAGGATCAATAATAGGAGGAGAGAATGTAATTGTAGTATCAGTAGCAGAGATAACACGGAAAGTTTTAAGCTGTCCAGTGTCTTCTTTGGTAATCTGATGAACAGCATTAACTGCAGCGATTGTAAAACAGTCACCTGCTACAACATCACTAATGTCACCTGCACCGTCTGCAAAAGTCAGTGTCTGGTATCTGTTATCCACGTTTAATCTCTCAGCAGTAGTTGGAGAAGTAGTTATTGCTCTAGGAACATATCCATTTCCTGTAGCAGTTCTTGTATCTACTGTAATAGCTCCACCGGCTGCTGCTGTGATTCTCTTAGAGTAATCCAGTTTCCATGTATCAAAAGAAGCGATCTGACCAACAAATGATCTCTCATATGCAGATGTTACTTTTGATCCCATTGTCTGTCTATCAGCAAGATTAGAAGCCATGCCATTATAGTCTCTTGTAGAAAGGGCAAGGATTCTATCTTCGGGAGATACACCCTGCTCATTCATAATTGCTTCAATAAGAGCAACATCATCATATCCAGAGGCTGCTGCAGATACAGGAACAACAAGTGAACCCTGCATAGAAGCAGTATTGAGGATTGCTACGTTAATATCAGAAGCAAGTTTCTGTCTTGCAGCTTTACCGAGGTTCTTTTCCTGAAGAGCATCTCTCATTTCAGTTGCTGACATAATCCAGGGAGAAGACTTTTCAATGTTAATAGATGCAGGAACTGCAAGCTGAGTCTTATCATTGAAGTTGGAAGTCATATCTGTTCCATCGAATGAGTTCATAACGTAGGGCTGAGGTCTCCAGATCGTATCATTTGATCTTTCCATCTCTTTCTGGTCAGTTCCATACTTACTGACATTTTTTGACATTACTTCAGCATCCTGGAATCCTTCCAATATCTCTTCAAATGCTACACGTTCTTCTTTGTTAAAATCGTTTGCCATCTTTATTATCCTTTACGAAGTTTTTGTTTATATGCAGTTACCTTCGAGTAATCATTTGTCCTCGAAGCCTCTTCTCTTAATCGTTCAAGAGTCTTATCTGAGCTTCCTGAAATACCACCCGCTTTTCCAGTTTTAACTCTTTTTTCAGGTTTTGGTGCTTTTCTATCGGATACTTTCAATTGCGACTCCAATTTAGCTACTTTAAAAGCAAAATCTACAGGGTCAGTGATTTTGGACAATTCTTCCAGTTTCTTAGGGTTCTTACCTAATGCGTAAACTAAAAGTGCTGAATCATCCGCACCTTGAACAATAATGCCTTGTTGTGTCTGTGAAAAAGTATTTGACACAAGTTCTTCAGCATCTTCAAAATCTTTAAAGCTGTGCTCTTCTTTAAGACTGACATATTTTTCCTGACGGACTTGCCACTTCTTATTCTGACTTTCTACAACTTTAGCTTTCTCTGCAGCTTGCTCATCTACTTTTCTTTTTCGTTCGTAGTATGAAATAAGTTCTGTCTCATACTTAGTATCGTCATACTTACATGAAGCGAGTGTGGGCTTATCTCCAAGTTCAACAGGCTTTATTGTCTCTGTTGGCTTTGACATTTCCTCAAGTTGCTTTTTAAGCCTCTTGTTCTCTTTTTCAAGTTTTCTGTCTCTTTTACGAACTTTCTTAACCCACCCAGGGGTTTCTTGGTTTTCTGCTCCTGTTTCTTCGTCTTCGACTTCAGTAACAGGTTCATCACCTATCGTAACGACTCGATCTTCTTCTTCTTCCTCATCACCGTCTTCTTCTTCCTGGACATTCTCAGGTTTCTGTTCTGGTTCAGTTTCATTTGGAGCCTCGGATTTCTCAAGGACTTCCTCTTCTGTGTTTGATGCTTCTTCATTTACATCAATAAGATCATCATCTTCTTTCATTCTATACCATCCTTATCTCAAACGCAAGGTCTAAATTGCGTTCGGGTTTTGCTGTTGTTGAGCCTGCATAGCCTGTGCCATCTGCTGTTGTTTAGCTTGCATAGCCTGTGCCTGCTGTTGTTGTGCCTGCTGAATCTGTGCTTCTCTCTGTGCCTGCATATTCTGAGCTGCCTGTGCTCTGTTGACATCTACATCAGAATATGTTTCCAGTGTCTTAGCTTTATTCAGTTCTACATCAGACATAACCTTACCAATCTCTGCTGTTGTTTTCTTAGCTTTTGCCTGTGCTTCTGCTGCCATTGCTTCCAGAGCCAATGCGTTTGGATCGGGTTTTGCATTTTTAGCTGCTTCTTCCATCTGCTTCGCTTCTTCCTCAGTTGGTTTAAGTACACCCATCTGGACAAGCTTTTTACGGAAATAGTCTCTAGCTTCAGAAATCCCATCACCTTCCATGTTCATCATTGCCATTGACTGCAATACTTGAGCAGTTTCAGGATCTTGAGTAATGGAAAGCATACCAATAATTGTCTGAACAGTTGCCTCTCTCTGCGAAGCAGAAGAGGGTCCAACGTCAACAGCTACATCA